AAGCTATGAGAGGACTAGTTGTATCAACTCCTGTATCTTTATATATAATACCGAATGCTGCTGTGATAGTAGACGAAACCCAAGTAACATCATCTCCGTCATAGTGAGCCACATTATTAGTGTTATCTATAGTAACTGTACGGTTAAGTATAGCAGCACCTCCTGCTGTATAACCTGTACCTGATATCTCATTTAGTATATCAGATTTTACTGTATGATTGTCAATATCTACTGCATAAGAACTTGTTACTAACATTACTTTGATAGTAGTCCCTGAGTTATCATCCCAATCTACTGAACCATCCCCAATACTTCCTTTAAAACTATTATATAATAAGTTTGCCATCTTATTCCTCCATCATTGAGGCTAATTCTCCAGCTCTGTTAGGAGTCTGAATTGCCCATTTACTATCTAGCATTTGATTAGAAGCTTCTTTGAAGTCTTCCCTTTCTAATGCTTTCCACATTTTCTTAAATTTAAGAACACCTTGAACACCTATCTGGTATGCCATCTCATATATAATATATTGTTTATCTTCAGGTAGATTTAGTACATCAGGTCTATGGTTAATCATAGTCTTTATAGTATCATCTAACCTACTCTTAAGGAGTAAACCGGCCTCATATTGAGTGATAGGTAACTTAGTACCATATCCTATGGTTAGATACCCTTCTGTATCTCTGTAAGGTTTACCATCAAACCCCTCATGTTCTTTCAATCTGTATAACAATTTATCTAGCATCTTTATACACCTTCATAGTTTTCTCAACACTTCTACCAACAACATAACCACCTAAACCTATCTTTAATAGGTCCCACATATCATTAGGAATAGCTAATGCAGTTGCAGTACCACCAAATAAGCTAATATAAGGAAAGAGGATATAGTTATTGGCAATGATAAACACAAAAACAAGCATTGTAATGGGTCTCCAATTCCTAGCCATCCAGCTATCTGAATTAGCCTCTGCTTGAATAATCTTGCTCTTCTCTTGGATAACTGCTTTAGAGTAATCATTTAATTCCTTGTTCATTTGTAACTCATATGCCTGGATACCTGCTTCAAGTTGTGCCTTCTGTTCTGGTGTAAGGTCAGGTGGGAAATATGATTTAATCATATCACTACCTGTCTTTATAGCTGTCTCTATTAAATCTCCAATAATTGGTATACTCATCATTTTTCCTTTTGTATCATAGATTTAATCACAGCTATATCTTGCTTGTTCTGATATACTGTAACCAACAAATTGTCCTGCTTTTTAGCCTGCTCATGCTGCATAACCTGTATCTCGTCAAGTTTCTTTGTAACAGTAGGTAGAAGTATGTTGGCTTCTCTATTGTCAATTACACTATTCCCTAGCCAAGCAAACAGTGTCACAGCTATGGGAGCGACTATAATACTAATTAAAATATGTAGAGCTGAGCTCTTAACTACTTGTGGCACCTTATTCTCCTATGCTTTCTATACAGTGATTACCATCTCTAGGGTCTAGGATAGATAATATCTTGCAAAGCTTTACTCTCCAAGCTATCTTACCTTTATTGCCTTCTACTAGGTTTCTACCCATTCGAGAACTCATTGTCTCATCTGGGTCTCCACCACATAGTGTATTAGCAAATTGGTCTAAACTAATAAGTATATTCCAGAAGTATTGTTTTGGCTGTTTAAATGGGTTTACCATACTATCGCCTCAACATCAGCTACAGTTGCAGCACTATTAACGTGGTTTACTAATGCTTGATACTTTCCTAGTAATGGGGAATATGCAGCTTGATAAGCATCCGCATTAGCTATTACCTTGTTTGCTAAATCAAGTACAGTCTCACCTAATCCTCTAGAAGCTGCTAAAGAAGATAAGAATGGAGTGGCTGCTGTATTATTAGCTACATAAGCTCTGGCCTCTTCTTCCTGCTTTCTCCAAGACGACATCTCATGGGGTAGAGCATCAGATATAGCAGTTACATCAGCATTGAATTTACTTTGTAGTTCTTCCTTCTTTGTTACTATAGCAGCACTAAAAATTTCTCCTATTGTCCTAAAATCGAAATACTCAGTAGTCCCATCACTATTTACTTTATTATGATTATTCTCTATAGCACTCTGCCATTGAGCATCTGTTACTTCTACATTTGGTGTAGGTATTGTTGAGTGAATTTCAGTATCATACCATCCTAATAACATATTATTATTATCTATATGTGCTTTCTTCATGTTAATCTCCTTAATATCCAATAGCTATTAAAAATGAATTAAGGTCACTTCTGTGCCATGTGACCCCTGATGTTGTAAAAGCAGATATATATCTACCATAAACATCAGCTGTGTATCTTATTTGACTTACACAACCAAAACAAGCATTAGGGAATGTTATTGGAAATGTTGATGTGCTAGAAGTTATCCATTGTATTATTAGCCCGTTAGATAACTTTTGATACCCAGATGTATTAAAACTTTTTCCTGCGTCAAACCCTAAAGATTGGTCATCAGCATCTAAAACACCAGAAGATATAGTTAATCTACTGCCTACTTTGACAGTACCACCTACAGTTGATGTAGCGTAGTCTGCTTGGTGTACTACGTCAGATGGTAGAGTGTAGTTATTAGCTCCGGCTTCTACCCCATCAATCTTTGTCTTATCGGTACTAGACATAAAACCTGCTGTACTAGTTGTAGCATTAGCATGAGAAGTTCCACCACTACCAATGTGATTGTTCAAACTAGTAGTATTAGCATCTGTCTCAGACTTCTTAGCTAATGGTATATTGTTAGAGCCATCTCCAACATATACTCGGCCTTGGTCTCCACCTGCAGCATAGTTATCGTAACCAAATTCTCCTACACTAAGTGTACCTTTGGTACCATCAGTGTCCTGTTTGTTAATTATTGCCATTTTACCACTCCACTATATTTTCTAATGTTTGTAAACGAGTATCATACCCATTCAACTCAGGCTCTATCTTATTCTGCATCTCATTGTTAAGATAGTTCTCAATACTATTAGCATCTGTACTAATCATTTGTTCCATGAGACTATCAGTATCAGCTATCTTAGTAGTTCCGTTAATAGTTACGGGGCTTGTCCAAGTTGCTGCTATATATGCCATCTTACCACTCCACTACTGCATTTAAGTTAGTAGAACCTAAGATAATTTCTATTATATCTTTAGTTGACTGGTATCCACTATCTCCAGGTTCTCCTGTGTATGGTATACTACCTGCATTAATCTTCTTAATGTCATAGTTTTGACCACCTCGATTTTGCTCAACTGTTCCTTGACCTAGTAATAGGTCTTGTTCACCAGCTAATTGTTTAGTACCTATTCCCATTACCATCTCCTATATGGTGTCTCATATACTGCTCCACCGTTGTAGTTTAATGAGCTTTCTTTCTTAGCATCCTGAAGCTCAAGCATGTATAGTTGTAATTCCTCATTACCAAATTGACGGTTCTGAGTATCTTTATCATCTCTTAAAGTTATACCACAAACATAATGTTTGATAGCTTTATCCCAACTATCACTAAGTGGCATCTTATCATTAAGGGCCTCCACTTCATTAGGTTTCTTAATATAGTAGATAATTAAGTCTTCTTTAGGCTCATAGATATCTGTTAATACCCCAAATGGATTGGATAGGGTCATATCAGTTAATTCTGTAATAACCCCATATTCTGATGATATACTATCTATACTAGAAGCAATAATAGGATAGGTTTTAAGCTGTCCCATATTGAGCTTATCGTATACTATATATTGTATATCATCTCCTATATCTGTCTCCCATGTAGGAGATATTAGGTCCATCTCATAATGAGCTTTAAAATCTATAGAACGTTCTCCATATACACAACGTGTAAGCTCTTGTACATCACTAGGAAGACTGTATGTGCTAACTCCAGTAACTATAGAGAATGAACCTTTAGCTCTTAGAATATTTGCTTTATCGTTTATAGCTCTACAAGCCTCATTAATACCTCGGATTAATCTATCATTATCCCATCTATCGCTAGACGGGTCATTTAGAGTATCACGGATATCGTTAATAAGTTTAGATACTTTAGACATATTAATCCTTTCATAGTCTATTATAAGAACCTCCTAAGAGGTTCCTAAATAAACTAGATAGCTGTTAAGTCACCGGTAACAGTATCAAGCTCGATATATTCTACAACTAAGCGAATAACACCATCTCCTGCCGGAACGGTAGCACCGGCAGCAACAGAGACAGCGCCACCATCGGCGAAGTAAGTAGGTGTAACTGTTCCTGAAGCTACACCAGCAGCTGCAACAGCTACCTCGTTAGCTACAACAGTTATACCAACTTTAACATCAACTGTAGATAAAGCTGTAGTATCAGCAGAAGTAACCACAACACTAACACCTGTAACTAGTGAGTTAGCCGGTAGATTGAATACTGTATTATCACCAGTACTCATACTATCGGAAACACCCACCATAATTTCTCTTTTATAGTTGTTTTGTCCAACTCTTGTTAAATCAGCCATTCAAAGCTCCTTATGCGTGTTTCATATCTAAAGCAACAACACCGAAATCGATACCAGTTGTTTTAGCTTGTTTATAAACTGAACCACCTTCAAGTTTAAGGTTAGTACGTTTTGCATTTGTCCAGAACTCAATAGCAGACTGAGAAGTAATACCAAAGTCTGAAGACTCTTGGAACTTATAGTCAGGCATCTTACCGAAAGCCATCTGACAAGCACCCTGCCCAAGTATTAAACCTCTTGAGTTAGCAGTAATATCACTGAAACCATTTTGCCCTGACCATTTACCTGCATCATCATATTGACGAAGACCAGCAATCTCCACTTCTGAGTCGTCAAGTCCAAACTGTCCAGAACCATCAGTATATCCGAAGAAATCTGAAGCCTCAACAATAATCAAGTTACCGATACGCCCAATAACACCACTAATTAGGCGGTTATTATTACCACGAACGTCACCTTGTGATATGATGCTTCTGTAGTCAGGGTCAGCTTTTAATGAAGCAGCCATAGCAGAGTCAAGAACGACTAACCATACAGATTGCCCATTATCAAGTCGGAATGGCTCTAACGGTGCACGACGTGAACCTGTAGTATAACCTTTACCAGTCTTAACAATAGTCTCAATATTTAGCAAGTCATTATAACTAAATGTACCAGCTACTCGAGTGTCAATAGTATGTGACGGAGCACCAGTAGTACCCCCTTGAAGTGCATCAAAGATCATCTGATCTTTCCAACGGATGAACAAGTCAGCAAGTTTTGAGCGGCTATCAGCATGCTCATTGATTGTTAAGTCTCCGATATCTACACCATCAAACTTGTCACCATTATCAACAGGGATACGATACCTATCAACTGTAATTTTGTCCGAGAATTTACGTTTAATCTCTCCTTTACCATAAGCAGTATCTTTGCCTTTGATAGCCTTACCAGAAATCTTTCCTGAGTAGTCAAATACAACAGTATGCCCATCTCCAGCACTTTCGTTGTTTACTTGGTAAACAATAGCGTTAGAGGAAGTACCTGTGTACGGACCCCAAAAGGAAGTAGAAGCTCTCTGAACTAAACCTTCACGGAGCCATTTTTTACGTTCTAAATCAGAACCTAATGCAACTGTAGCAGTTCCCATTTTCTTTCCTTATATTAATACAAGTCATTCTTGTATGCGTCTTTTAAGCTAGTCTCAGGCTTCTCATCAGTTGGAGAAGTCTTTCCACTAACCTTACTAAGATTTGGTTGGTTCAGAGTTTCCTCATTTGCAACCACCTTGCCAGTTTTAAGATAAGCACTAACCTCTTCAAGGAATTCCTCGAATGATACAGTACCCTCTTCAAGTTTCTTTGTTATTCTCGGCGGGACATCATTAGCGATAATCTCGTCAGTTATCGGTACTTCAGCCGATGCGTTGAACTCCTCCAAAACTTGTTGTCTTCGTGACAGCTCGAAATCTCTTTCAGCAGCTACCTTAGCTTCACCCGTCAGCTCATCTAATTTAGCTCTAGCCTCAGATTGAGCCTTAGCCTCAAAACTGTTTAGTTTCTCTCGCCAAGCCTCAGGATCTTCATACTTAAGTACTTCCAGTTCTTCACGCTCTTCAGCAGATAGTTGAGGTTTTATAGCCTTCTCAGCTAATGCCAAGAGTTTTTCTCTTTCTGCTTCAAGTGCCTTCAGTTTCTGTTGGCTCTTAGTATAGGCTGCTTGCGTATCACGACGACGCTTTTCAGCGATAGCCGCCAATTCCTCTGGTGTTGGGGTTTTGTCGCTATCAACTGTCTTGCCACCATCAGTAGCATTAGGTTGAGTAGCGGTTGTTTCCGGATTACTCATATCCTGTCCTTATATTTGGTATGCTATATTATACATCAATTAACATTAAACTAAGTTTAAACATATACTAAAACTTAGGGAAAGTTAAACCGCAAACCCACTATAAGAGTTCGACTTATATTCTATCCACTTTTCTTCCTCAGTTTTCTTACGAGAACCCTTAACCTTATAATAACCTAGTCCCTGGGCCATATATCTCAGAGATGCCGCATAGTTACTATGAATATCATGTACATCAGTACCGAGGAATACACCAAGAGTTTTATCATATTTCTTCCTATAGTTCTGTATTGCTAATAGAGTGTTTATTAGCTCGTCATCTATCACCATTATATCTATAAACTGTCGTGCAGCCTCTATAGAGTCCTGGAAGCTTAGTTTCGGCAATACCTTACAGCGTGACCATCCCTCCCTCTGGAAGGTCTCCAGTCTAGTTCTACCAGTTGAGTAATCCCTCACATTTATATCATGTGGGAATATTATCCAGTCATACCTGTACCCTTTCTTGTCCGCTATAGTCTTCAAAGCATCCGAGTAGTATACTATACCCTCGTCACTATGGTGGAACTCATCTATAAGATATGGCTGCCCATCTATTAGCTGGGAGAACAGTAGTACAGTCTCATCATTAACTCCTAGGTCAAAACTAACATTGACGGGGTAGTCTGGATTATACTGCTTAGGTCGTATACGATCTGAGTCACGAAGACGAATATACTGCTTGCGGAAGTACATCCCCTCAACCTGCTGAGCAAACGCCATCTCAGGAGTCGCTGGATACTCCTG